CCGTAACAGTCACGCTCTGTCACGATTTCCGAGTAGACACTCGGCTCTGTCTCCTTGGTCTCCACGAAACCAAGCTTCCCAAACCACTTGCTCATAGCACTTTCACTCCATTTTGAATTTTCTGCTTACTTTTCGGCAGAAGCAGCCCATGCCTGGGTCTTCACGGTCTCGCCGGTCACAACGGTGATCACGCCGGTCGCACCAAAGGCCACAGGCACCAGATAGTTTGTGCCCTCCACGATCACCAGACGGCCCTTCACGAATGCATCCTCGATCTCGGCCTTGGTCACGGTCTCCTTATAGCCTTCGTCGGCATACAGCTTGTGGTCAGCGGTCTTGCCATAGGCCACATAGTTTGCAACGTGCAGGTCCTTGCCCTGCTCATAGAGCTTGGTCAGCATTTTCTATCATCCTTTCCTTTGAAAAAGGCTCCCTCATTGAGGGAGCTGACGAACAGCGCCGCCGTCAGGCGGACTGTGAGACTGAAGGAGTCTCTCATGCAGCCCACTCAATAGCCATAGCGCTGTAGGGACTGGTCAGTGCGCCGGAGCAGCGGGTCTCGATCAGGTACTTCTGTGCGTTGAAGTCGATGTCAAAGTCATCGAACATGCTCACGGCACCGCCCTTGTCGGCACCCACGGTATAGTCGGCCAGGTTCACGATCACAGCAGCCAGATCACCGCCCTTGGCACCCTTGCGGCCTTCCATTTCGGGAATGGTCACGATCTTGGCAACACGCAGCTTGCGGGCCAGTGCGGCCTCGTCCGTATACAGCTGGCGGCCCATGCCGTCTTCCAGCAGAAGCATCTCGGTCAGGGCATCCTCGGTGGTAAACATAGTCGGGGTGCCGCTGCCGCGGTAGTCCTTGCGGGCACGGATGGCCTGCTTGATAAAGGCCTTGTACTTGTCCTCCACGGTGGAAAGGCCGGTGGTCTTCACCTGCACCTTGATTGTAAACAGGTCGGCGTCGTTGAACACCGGACGGATGCAGTTCTCATCGATCTTGTCACGGCTTGCTGCCATGCGGCCGTCACCCAGAATGTAGGCCAGTGCCAGCTCACGGTTCAGCTTGTAGCGCATCTCGTTGCGCAGCCATGCCACCACGTCAAAGCTGGTAATGTCTACCACATCGTCGCGATCCAGCTCCTGCTTCTTGTACACCGTGGTCGGGCCGGTGGAGCGGCGCAGCAGGCCGAACACCTCTTCCGTCTTGTAGTTGCCCTTCAGGTAGCCCTTGGCACGTGCATCGTCCTCAGTCAGGTCGGCGAACAGGCTCTTGAAGCGGCTGAACGGGATGTGCTTCACGCCGCCCATCACCACGCTCACCCAGTCGTCGGGCTTGTCAATGATGCGGGGCGTGGTGTCCAGCAGGTGATCTTCCGGGAACAGCCAGTCGATGTTGTCAATGCCGTGGCACAGAGCGTTCACCTCGCTGTCCTCAATGCCGGCATTTGCAAAAGCAGCCTTCATGGTGCCGCAGGTCTTGGCGGTCTTCACCACCTTGTTGATCTCGTCGATGCTGTGCTTCAGCACGGTGCCCTTCGTGTCCTTCTCAAATACGTTCTGCTTCACGGTTTCTTCCTCCTCATCGTCAGTCTCTTCGCCGTCACGCTCTTCCAGGGCCAGGCCCACCAGTGCGTGGCAGCACTCCTGCTGTTCGGGTGTCATGCTGTTATACACCTCTTTCAGCGTCTTGCCGTCCTTCTGTTCGTCCGCCATCTCGGCTTCCTCCTGTGTTGCTTTGTCGGTCGCTGCATCGCCGCTGTGTACAAGGTCGTCCAGCGGTTCGCCGTCCGGGTCCAGTCCATGGGCAATGCTCAGGCCGCCGTCTGTGTAGATGACTGCTTCGCCACCCTCGTAGTCCTCGTCAGCACTGTGCTTCACCACCTCGTCGATCAGCGCACCCGGGTTGCAGCCTGCCAGCACAAGGCTCACTTCCTGAATAATGCCGTGCTGGACAGTGTTTCCCGTCTTCTTAATGCAGCTTGCATAGATGGAAAAAGCGTTCAGGTCGCCATTTTCCACGCAGGCCTTCGCGGTCCGGCCGGTATCCGTATCGTTGAACTTTGCGTAGCAATACATGCCCCCTGGCCGGTTCTCCAGCAAGCAGTGGCCAAGAACGTTTTCCAGGTTGTCATGGTCATGGTTGTACACCATGGTCACAACTTTACCGTCGCATTCCTGGAACGCATTCGGTGCAATGGTCAGGCCATCATAGCACTTGGTCTTAGCCTTCGTGGCCCAGCCGCTGCAGTCATAATCAAACTTCGCCATTTTGATTTGCCATACTCCTTTCTACGGCTTCCTTTCCAGCCGTGATCGTTTTGTTTCTCTCAGCAATCTCCGCATCGGATTGCGAAATATTGCTGTTCCGCAGTTCGTCCGCCTTCGGGTCCTTCGAGGGCTTCATTCCCAGCAGCTGCCGGAACTCATTGCTTGTCAGGATCTCGTTGCGGGTAAACTTGTCCGCCATCTCGGCAACGGCGCTCACCGGTGCCAGCTTGAACGGGTCGCGGAAGTACATCACACTCTCGCGGCCTTCCTTCCGGTCCTCCTCGGTCAAAAACTTTCGCTTCAGCTCATCCACGGCTGCTGCCACAAGAGGTTCAATGGTACGGTTCTCATAGTTCGTCATCACCGCATCGCTTGCTGTACCGTTCATGATCTCCGGGGTAATGCCTAACTGGCTGTATGCCATGTTGGTCAGGTATTCCACGGTTTTCAGGAGGTTATTTTCAAGGCTGCGGTTCAGCTGTGTAATGTGTTCCGAACCATCGGTGTAGGCAATGCCGTATTTGGAGCCGGTCAACTGCCGCTCGATCTCGGCTCTCCGGTCGTCCGCTCTCTTTTTCTGGATGTCGTTGCGCACCACGTAAGGCAGCTGGATGATGAGGTCCAGCTTTTCAGACCCCAGCTGGTCATCCACCACGTCCATCAGGTTCAGCTTGCGGATCAGGCGCTGGATGGTGCCGTTCGGTTCGTTCATCACAGCGTAGAACGGGTTCTCGATCAGGGCCACTTCTGCTTTCGGCAGGGTGATCTCCTCTTTCTGCCCGGTCTGGTCGTTGTACACTTCCAGCCGCACATCATCGGGGTACCATTCCTTCACCTTTGCCACCCGCATGGAAAGGATCTTTTCTTTGCCGGTCTCTTCGTCCACATCCACGTCCACCGGCACCAGCGCCGCCACGCCCTCGTCCAGTACAGAGAGGAACATGTCATACCGCAGCGCCCTGCCGGTCTGGTCCTTGTTGCCGGAAAGGTTCAGGCAGCAATTAAGGCCCGAATCAACGGTTTCGTCGTAGCGTCCGTTTTCATCGAGCCTTACGTGGTTGATCGTGATGCCCGCCGCATCCATGGCAATGCGGGTGTAAATGGCGGTCATGATCGTGCGGTCATTCGCACGGTTCAGCCGTACCCGGTCAGGCCGGTAGCTGCTCCCTCCGCCGTAGTAGTTCTTGCCGGGAGGGTCCCGGTTCGTAAAGGCGTTCCACGCCCGTTTCAGGCGGGAACCAACGTTTATCGCCATTTTGATTTTTCCTCCCGGTCAGTTCTTCTTGTCGTCCTGCTTTGTCTGTCCGCCGCTGGCGCTGCCGCTTACAATGGCGTTTGCCAGATCAGGGTTTTCAAAGGTGTTCGTCACAAACTGCTTTGCGCTGTAACTCATTGCACCCGCCACAGCCTTGGTCAAAAACTGTTTCCCCGCGTCCTTCATCACGCTCTTCACAAAGCTCTGCCCGCCGTACACATCGCTGCGCAGCTGTTTCACGTCCTTCTGCAGCTGCAGCCGCTCTTTCTCCGCTTTCAGTTCCCGGTTCGGGTCGTCCGCGCGGATGTTGGTGTCCCCCTGCAGGTCGCGGTACTGCTTTTCCATCTGCAGGCGGTTGATCCGTGCCCGCAGCTCCTCGTCCGAGTAGTCCTCAGCCTTGCCGCCTTTCCGCTTCGGGGCATACTCTGTCTTTGCGGTCGCACCTTCACCGGCGTTCCCATCCCCGGCATAGTGCTTCTTTCCGGCTGCGGTCAGGGTACCATCCTTATTCTGGTATCGCCGCACGCCCCACTTCATGCCCTTGATGCCCCAGTGGCACAGGGTGCTGCCGTATGTCTGCATTCTCTGCCGTCACCTCATTTCCCTGCCAAGCGCATGAGCGATCGCATTTTTACCAGCCTCTACTTTTTGGCTGTAGCTGCTTGCTTCCGTCGTATCAACCGAATGGCTGTTTTCCCTCACAGCTTTAAAATATGCTTTCGGGTCATTAAGCATCGGGTGAAACGTAAACGTTTTTCCTGTGCTTTTTTCCACCGCAGTAGGATTTTCCATGCTCAGGCACGCATCAGGCATATTTTTCGGCCGCATCACAAAGACATAATAGCCCTTATAGTCGGTTACGGTCAGCAGTTTATAATCAGGGTACTCCTTTCTCAGGATATTGCATGCTTCCGATTCTGTCATATCAGTTTGCCTCCACGGTGTAGAGTATATCTTCCTTTAATTTAAGGTTGTCTGTACGTATAAAACGTGCACTCCAAATGTTGTCGGCGAGATATTCAGCCGTATAAATCTGGTTCACCTGTGTATCGCGGAAAACGACATTGCCGTTTTTATCCACTTCAAACACAACGCTATGTCCAGATCCTCCTCCCGCCCATGTCACATTCAACATTCCACGGCTATTGGGCGGGCATTTTGATCTTATTGCTTTTCGTAAATCATCAGCCTGGTATCCACGAGAGGATGTATAAGCATCAAGCTGCGCTTGTGTTTCCTTATCCAATCCTTTCAGCTTCTGCACCAGGCCGTTTGAAGCATCATAGTATTCGAGTGCTTTATTTATATTTCGCGTCGCGCCGTCTTTTTCAATCAGTTCTACGTCGGGTTTTTCATACCAATGCAACAATCTGGTTTCGGTCTGTCCGTACTTGCTGTCACTATCATCTCCCGAAGAGCGATGAACGCCAGCCTGCACATCATAGCCTCGCTGTCTCAGTTCGTATGCATTCGAGCAAAAGATGCAGTTTTTAGAACGTGCATCAGAGCCGGCACTGTAGTCCTCATTGATGTCCACCTGTGTCTGGGCATCTGTTTCATCGGTGTATCGATCAATTTCTGGAACGTCCTTCATGAACTCCGGCTCATTTGCCTGGTATTGCACCCGCTGCAGATACTTATTGTAAGAATCTTCCGTGTAAAAATAGCGGTATTTCCCGTTTGGCATCGCAACACGCTTGATATACAGGCGTTTTCGTTCCGGATCATCGCTGATTTTATCAACATCCTTTGCCGGAATATTAAGTTTATCCAGTACGCTGTCAATAAATTCTTTTCCAGTCGTTTGCAGGAGCACTTTGTCATACGACAATCGGCTTCTCGCGGCATTTCGTTCCTTATAGCTCCTGCCGTTATTTGCCTCATTGTTATCCTTTGCAAACGCCTTTACTTGTGCAGCAAGGCGCTTTAAATTGTAAAGCGGACTCTGACGCTTCTCGGCTTCACTCTTCGCTCCTGTTTTCTGCTGGCTCAGATATTGCTTATACTGATCCATTGTATAGAAATACCGATACAGCGTCTTGCCACGTCGAGTACCAATCTCTACTCTGGCAATGTACTTGTGCCCCGGCATTTCTTCGGCTTTCGCAGCATGCGCCAAATACCTCCACCAGTCATTTTGATTTTCCAGTTTATTCACCTTCTTTCATATCCTATTGCTTTTATTCCCGTCATCGTGCTATACTGGCTTTAATAAAATCTGGTTACGGAGGGAATTTTATGATCGATCGGTTGAAGGATAGGTTTTTAAACTTCTGCATCACCCAGCCAAAGAAAGCTACCTATTCCGTCGTTGCTGCCATTGTCATTGTGTTGCTCATCGGAAACGTCTGGTCTCTTTACGCCTCTAAACGTCAGGCCGAAATTGCTCATGGTGCTGAACTTGCCCGTCTGGAACACGAGAAAATCGGCTACTCTCACCTTGCCGAAGGTGAAGTCCAGATGCCGGACATCGATACTGATACCGATTATCGCATCGTCAAGCAGGATTTTGAGAATGCAGGGTTTACTAATATCACAACCGAGCCGGTCGCCGACCTTACCAACACAACAACAGCTCGGTATAATCGTGTCATTGAGGTTACAATTGACGGCGTACCACGCATGAATGTCGGCAGCTGGTATCCTATGGAGGTGCCCATTGTCATCACCTACCACACCGTTGGAGATACCATCCTTACTCCGCAGGAAGAAGCTTATTCCATCGCTCAGGGTCTTCTTCATGGTAAACAGGACTGATTGGAAAGGAAGTAGTTCGTATGTACTTCATTCTCGGCATGATACGATCTACCATTTTATATTTCGGGTTGGTCTCGGTCATTAAGGCTTCGTCATTTGAAGCTCTTTTACTGTATTCGGCTGCAGTTCTCGTCCATACTGTGTTCTGTAAGCTCACAAAAGATGACCGATCCACAGGTGAAATTGTTTTCAGCATTTTGGGTCATGATACCATTGCGCCCTTTCTCGGTGCAAAAACGCTTGCCGAATTTCTTCTGCGCAAGTATGTTTTCAACCGGCACGAACCTCACGCCGCTCTTTTTCTGTCCCAAAATATTACCGAAGCAGTATGGGGAACTCTTCTCACAATATACTTTGTAACAGCGGTGCTCTAATCACTCAAACGCATCCCGGTTCTGCTTCCACGCAATGTAAGCATCCATCATAGCTGCCACAGCATCGATTTTCTGGTCCTGCCGCTGCTTGTAAAGCTTCCGGTTGCCGTTGGTGTCCACCAGCGCAATGCAGTTGCCCATTGCAAACTGCATCAGCTTTTCGTCAAACAACAGCTTCCGCTGTTCGGAGAGCTTTTTCAGCTCGCCCAGCGGCACGCTCTCGGTCCTCGCACCCTGAATCACCTTCGTAATGCCAAAGGTGCCATTCTCCTGCCCCCAGCGCTCCACGAATTCCTGCGCGTTGTAGGGGTCGTAGCCAAACGCCCGCACGTCGTACTGGTTCTGCTGCACGAAGTTGTCAAGGTCTTCATATACCTGCATCATGTCCAGCACCGTGCCGTCAAATACGAATAGTGTCCCCTCTTTCATGAACTCTTCATACTGGTTTCTCCGGCTCACGGGCAGCTGGCTCAGGGTGTAGCTGGTAATGTAATCCCTCGTCTTTACCCCAAAATATCCGCTTGAAAGCGGAAACAAAAACGTAAACGCACAAAAATCATCGCCCATGCTCAGGTCAGCGCCCATGGCGCACGGCATCTGCCAGTAGCTTCTCGGTCGGTGGCAAAGGGTCTCTTCATACGGAAAAAAGTATGTGTACCCCTCCATCGGCAGATTGAAGCGCTTTGCAAGGATGTCATTCCGAGCACTGGGCGATTTTTCGGCTCGTTCCACGTCCAGCTGATAGGTCTCGTAGCTCACGGTCTTGCCCAGGTTCGGGTTTGCCTTCAGCCACATCTCCGGTCGGCCCACTTCCTCAATGCTGTCCAGCTTGTAGTACCAGATAGAGACATGTGGGTTTACGTACTCCCCCTTCAGGATGCTCAGCAACTCCATTTTGATGTCGTCGCCGCATCCGTTACGCACCGTGCCCTCGCTGCTTGCCGCAACGATCAGGTAGTTCTCATTTTTCGCCGCGCCCTGCTCAATGGCACCAATGGGGTCTTCTCGGATGTCGCAGCTCAGCCATTCGTCCACGGTAGCCACCGTGTCGCGCCGGCCCTGCAGTTTTTCAATGGTCATGGGGCGCACTTCCAAAAGGCTGTTGGTCACAAAGTTCTCAATGCCTTTTTTGGTACTTGCCATCTTCACACGGTCTGCTTTCGCACCAGTGGTGTTCTGTAAACTACCTTCGGTCATGAACTTCAGCACCGGCCCCTTTGCCCGTGCCAACGCGGTGCGGAAGGGTGCCAGCACTTCCTCGGCCTGCTTCATAGTAGGTGCTGTGGTCAGCTGCTGGGTGGTGTTCGTGTTGGCGGTCATAAAGTACGCCTGCAAAAATTCCAGGTACATGGTCTTTGCGGCCGAGCGTGTGATGATAAGATACTGCTTCGTCACCAGCCGCTTCTTGATGCGCTTGGTCTCGTAGTGTCCGCCTGCCCCGTGCGGGTTCGGCACATACACGCTCCGCTCCACAAAGTAGTACCAACCAAAGATCTGCTCTGCCCACAGCTTAAAGCTGTCCAGCATCTTCACATCGCCGCCGTCAGTAAGCGTCAGCTCGTCCTCACAGAACGCGATAAAGCCGTTGATGGCCTTATCGTCATAGTAGATGCCCGGGTTTGCGATCAGGTCGTCGATCCGGTTCATCTCCATGCTGATCTCTCTGCAAACGGGGATCTCCCCGCGCATCACGGCCTCCCGGAACCGGCCGTAGTAGATCGGCGTCGCCGTGTTCGAGAGTGCCATTTTGATTTTTCAGCTCCTGTGTTACTCCTGCGTGATTTCCTCAAAGCCGCTCTTGATAAGAATTGCCTTCACCTTCTCCTTCAGCAGACGGGGGCAGCGCTTATACAGAGCCTTTGCCTCCTCCATAGTCTCAGCAGACATGATCTCTTGTGCCCACAGCATCGCCATCATACGTACCATCCTTTCTAATTTTTGTGTGATTCGTTTAAGCATACACAATCTCCGACATTTCCATCAGACATTGCTTAAGCATCTTGTTTTCTTCTTTCAGTGTCTTGCTATCTTCCTGCAGTGCCGCCACCGTCTCCGGCAGCTTCTTCTGGGCTTCGGCCTTCTTGCGCGCTTCTTCCTGCGCGGCCAGCTCTTCGGCGGTGTAGCGGATGTACTTCTGGATGGGCACCTGTTCCACCCATTCTTCCTGTGCCTGAACGCCGGGACGGTCGATGATTTTCTGTACGTCCCTGCCGCCGTTGGGGTACTCAGTCACGGTCTCCCAGTGCCACTGCTCCTCCACGCCCTCTACGGCGGGGTGGGTGACTTCTTCGGTGCTGCCGGTCAGGTAGCCAAGGGTCAGGTCGGGGCTTTCCACGACCGCGCCGGTCTCGTCAAGAATTTTCATAAGTCAAAACCTCCTTTCTCAGGCCACGCGGTGCCAGATGTGCACATAGTAGGCGGCGGGCTGCACGGTGCTGCTGCGTCCGTAGATGGCATTGGACTTGGATGCGTCAAAAGATACGGTGCAATTACTGCCGTATGAACCGCCTTCGTAACCAGCCAAACTGTTATTACGACTTATAGAAAGAGCGCCGCTGTTGGAGAAATTTGGGAATTGTCCGCTCGCAACACCAGAGAAGGAGCCCTTGATGTTGGGCATACCGGATTCCACTGTGGTGCCTGCTGCGTGGGTGCTGGATGCACCCATCAGAACCCGCTCGGACGCGATCTCCTGCCATGTACCACCGAACAGCGCAGCGGGGCTGGTGGGGTCGGTGTTCTGGTAGATGCTGCCCACGGGATAGCTGGCCAGTGCACCAGTCTCTTTCAGGTTGATTTTGCCATTGTCGTCCACGGTCAGCCCCTCGCCGGCAAGCTTCGTGCTCAAAGCTTTGGCTGTCGGGGTCGTCATGGCTGCAGGCGCAAATGCCGCTTTACCCGTCTCATCCACGGCAAGACCGTCTCCGATCATCACGCCGCCCAGTGTGTCGGCTGTTGCAGGCGGCAGAACATAGTTTCCTACGCCCATGGCCACAGTGCCTAAAGCCATAAGGATATCCTCCCTTATTGTGTAGTAATGTGCATGCAGATCCGCAGTCGGCATTTTCCATGCCCGCAGCCGCAGGGTGTCGGTACTGCTCTGTGTTGTGCTGTCCAACACGGCTGCTTTTGCGGCGTCCGCACTGTCCGGCTCGATCAGCACAGCAATGCTGTCATCGGCTGTCAGCCCCGGCATATTCAGGTCGATGTAACAGCCATGGTCATCTTTCTTCCATCCTGCCGCAGGTATCGTCACCGCGTGCAGCTCCAACCGGTCCGCTTTTGCCGCATCCAGTGCATTCATGGCATTGGAGCAGGCAGTCGTTGTCTTGGCAAGCTCCTGCAGCGTGCGCAGGGCAAGTTCCTGCAGGCCCGCCAGAATGCTCAGAACACCCATCGCTTATTCTCCTGCGAATACCTCGTCCAGCATGGCGGTCACTTCTGTCTCGGTTGCCAGCACCAGACCATCCAGCTTGGTCTTATCCGCAGCGGACATCAGGCCTGCATTGGTAGTGGTGGCGTTGCCATATTTGGTATCGCTGCCGGGGATGCCAAGCGCAGTAATGTCGTCCTTGGTCACCTCAGCAACAGCGCTCACGTGGCCCTCAGCATCCACAGTCACCTTGTACAGGCCGCTGGCCTTGGCGGTATAGCTGGGATGGACATAGTTGTTTGCGCCCTCAGCAATGCCTGCCAGCTTGTTCTTTTCGGCGGTGGTGAAGTCGTTGGTAGAAAGACCCTTACCTGCCACCTTATCCACCTTGCCGGACAGGTCCACGGTGGTGTCATCCAGCAGTTCAATGGTGTAGCTGCCGCTGCTGCCCTTGATCTTGGCGTAGATGTCATAATGCTTGGTGGCGGTGTTCATCACCAGATACAGGATGTTCTCCTGTGCGGCATCGGCGTTCGGCACTGCATCCACCTTCTGGAAGGATGCGTGGCCGGACTTGGAAATGGCGGTGTTGATGGCCTCCACCACCTGTGCGCTGGTCTGGAAGGTGCTGTCGTTGTTCAGCTGGCTGGTCTTGGTGGGCACGGTGATGTTTACGGACTTGTCAGGGTCGACCGTCTGCGCAGCGCCGTTCACCTTGATGCTCTCGATCTTATTGGCCTGTGCGCCAATAGTTTCCAGAGCCTTTACCCGCGAATTCAGAGCTTTGTGTTTTGCGTTCTGGCGCTTTGCCAGGTCCTGCAGGTCGCGCAGTGCGGGGATGTGGTTCAGATCGTAATTATCCATGTTCGTTGTCCTCCTCAAAAATTTCGTCAAATAGTGTTTTTACTTCTTCCGGCGTTGCCATGGGCAGACTCATTTTGAATGCTTCTGCCACAAAAGCTTCCCACGCCGGTGTTCCTGGTTCCGGCATTTCGCCGGTATCAGTTCCGCTGTTTTCATATACGATGTACGGCAGATCGGCGCTTGTGATCGTCACGCCATTTCCGTCCGTTCCCTCAAAGGTACAAACGCCTTTTCCAGGGCTGGCGGTCACTGCTGCCGGAACATCCACATGCCCATCTATTACCAGTGTCGAGCCGCAGACTTTGTTGCACGGCCCGTGCCAGCACACCCGTATCGTCAGTCCCTTCCAGATGCCGGATGCGGCCACATTCAGCCCGTAGATCCCACGGTTGCCTTTGTAGCCGAATGCCAGCGCCATCGCCTTCCCGGGTGGTTTTGCCGTTCCGTTCGGCAGCAGAGTCACAGTAAGGTCTGTCATTTTGTCACCCCTTCAGCTGTACATCCGGCACAAGCAGCATCACGCTAAGTGTCAGTGTCTGTGTCGGTTTGCTTGCCGCCCAGAATTTCAGCGTGCCGTTCCCGGCCTCGCACACACCGTACATTCCTGCTGCCATTGCACTGGGCACATCGGCCGATATCACCCCGGCCATCGGCAGACATGCACTTGTGGCTTTCTCCACAGCAGCCGTGCAGCTGTAAGCCGTTTCACCTTCGGCCTTGTTCCAGCCATCCACCGGCAGGTTGACCGTAATGCTGCCAAGGCATCCACCGTTGTACTCGGCGCTTGCTTTCTCCAGCAGTGCCTTCGTGGTTTCTTCGCTCTGTTTAGCATTATCCGCGCTGCTTTTTGCGCTTTTTGCGCTCACATCGACACTTCTTGCAGCCTCGTTCATCGCGCTTTCATAGACTGCGGCATGCTCCGTAATATCGTTTTTAAGGTGGGTCATAAAATCCACCACTACCGGATCATCCTGTGCTACATCCACCTCAAGCCCGACAAGGTTCTGTACCGTGCCCAAGGTCGTGTTGTATTTCTGCAAAATTTCGCCGTTGTCGTTCACACGGTAAAAGCTCACCGCAAAATGTACAGCGCCTTTGTACGCCACGGCATCTGCTGCCACAACCCAGATAAAGGTGATGGTCTGCTCTGTCACGGTCTTTTCCGTTACGGTAAAATAGTTTCTGTCGCCCTCCGCGTTTTCGTAGTTTACCCGAATCGCAAAATCGGCAAGATCACTGCCACGATAGTAGCGATTGATGCGCAGACGGATGCGGTTCACATCCTTATCCCCTTCTACGCCAAGTACAACGCCCTCTTCTGGCACCGCGATCAGCCGCTTGCTCTCATCGATCACAAAATCCAGCCCAGTATCCGGTTCGGGCATTCCGTCAAAAACTTCATCCAGATTGTCCATATCACACCTGCTCGATCAAAACTGCATTTGTAACGATCCGTGTCTTCCCGTTCTGTCCCACCAGCTGCACCCGGAAGCTGCGGTCTCCACTCACTTCCTCCGGCACCATACAGCTCTGGATCTCGTCAAGCGGCACAGGATAAATGTCGTTGAACACAGCCACCTTTTTGCTTTTTTTCCAGTCTTCGTCACCGCTTCGGAACTGGCATTTCAGGTAATTTACGCTCCCGGCCCTGATGCCGGAAAAATCACCTTCTTTTTTCAGCCGCTGCCCCTCCACGGTAAAATTCAGCATCCGCATTTAGGTTCCTCCCTGTCACACTCGGCATACAGCCGCCATTCCAGTTCGCTGATCAGGTTTTTGGTCGCTTCCATCGTGCTGGAGCTCTGCGGCGGGTCAAACAGCATCCTCACCTTCAGCGCCGTATAGCTCTTCACCGCCTCAATGTCCTCTTTTCCCTGGCAGAACTCGCTCCATGTCGCCGTTGCATCGCTGATGCCAAAGCCCTCCTGCGGCCCAACGCCCATCTGCCGCAGGATCATCAGCACGCTGTTGATGTGCATGATAAGGTCTGCATCAAACGCCGTATACTCCTCGGTCAGTCCAAGGAGTTTCTTCACCGAGGTAAGGATACTGTCCATTTTGTTTTCCTCCTTTTATTATTCCTTGTGGTCCATCACGCCCTCGGCTGCAATGGCTGCATTCGCCCAGAACAATGCCTCGTCCAGCTTCGTCAGTGCCAGACTGCGTTCCCGGCTTGGTGCAATACACCGCACCATTCCTTCTGTCTCCTGCATCTTCAGCCGCAGGTTTGCGCTGTACGCTGCTTCCGCAACATTGAATTTTCGTACAGGGTACATGTCATTTCCTCCATGGGCAGGTGTCGCCCGGTCGTCTTTCGGCAAATGCAGGCTTTAGGATCGTATCATCTCCATAGTGGATGGCCTTGTGGGTCCGATCGCTCACGCAGATCACGTTTTCCGGGTCCAGCAGTGCGTCCGTGTGCTGGAGCACGTCCTCTTTCGTCAGCGGGTTCAGATGGTGGATAATAATGCGCGGTCGGATGGGTTTGCCGTTTCGTATCACCCAGTCGGTGATCTCGTGGTCAGAACATCCCAAATCGCACCCTGCGTCCCGCACAATGATCCTGTCCCGGAACTGCCGCCACTCTCTTGACTGGTAAAAACTCTGATTTAGCCACCGGTCAAAGCCAAAAGTATCAAATCCAACTTTGCCGTGGAGCTGCAAATAATGGAAGCGGTCTTCAAAGGTTGAATACTGACAAAGTTCAGTATAGGTCTTCATAAGCAGCTCACGCACCAGCAGATCATGGCGAATACCACGCAGATCATAGAGAGGCAAATCAACTTACTATGCAGGTTCTCATGGCCTTCCATTTCGTCATGGTAAGCGCATATAAATGTAAAAATCAGCGTACACCAACAGCCAAATCCACCGAACCACTTATCAACAATTTGTGGAAGCCCGACCGCGATAGCCGTCAGAAGCGACAGGATACTAGGAGGCAAATACCACCAGTACCGTTTGTTTGTCAGTCGTTCTCGGTCTGTGAACAAGCATGCAAGCATGATCCACGGCATCGCCGCCATCAGCCAGAAGCAGATTTCTTCAAATGCCGTCATCATAAAAATCCTTTCTTCTGCAACATGTCATCTGTAAGCAGCATCGGTGTTCATGTAACTGCTCCCGTCAAAATCACTGTCTTCTATCGCACAGAATATTGTGCTTTACAAAAAAAAACGCTGCTGTAAAGTAGATAAAAAACAGCACTGCCAGAACGACTCAGGCTGCATAAGAGCTTTTAAAACTCATAATCTGTGGCATCGTCTTCGTCCACGCCATTGTACTTTGCCATAGCTTTCAGCACATTTGCGTACATTTCTTTGGTGTCCTTTGCGTTTTCCAGTGTCTCGGTCTTTGCCCGAAGCAGTTTGTTTTCTTCTTCCAGTTTTTTCTTTTCAAGGTCCGCTTTCATGGTAGCCAGCTTCAGGAAGTGCGTTGTTTCTGCACTGGAAGCCGTCCCTTCTCGCAGCCTTCTTTCCACCAGCTGCATGGTCAGGTTTATCATGTACTGTTCCTGTGCTTCCGGGCTTGTTGCAGGTCGGGCCGAAGCCACAGCCGCTTCTCCCGGTGTGTTCTTCTTCGGTCGCATTCAAAAGGCCCTCTTTCTTTTGTTGTCTAAAATTCAGTTTTTGCAAAGGCTTATGGGTGTGGTGGCAGTGCTTTTCATTTGAAGGGAGAAAGCGAACATTCCGTATAAAGGAGAACAACACAGAATGCCCCGATGCCGATGGAGGTCGAACGTCATGAACTCAGAAAGCTCTCAGGAGGCGCTTACCCCATAAGCCCTTGCAAAAACTGCCGAAACCTCAGTCTACACCCCAAGGCCTCGGCAGCATGTTTAAAGCCCAAATATCAATTTTCCCTCCGGGGAAATATCAAAGACCGGCGCGATTTGAGAGGGGGGTGTCGATTTTGAGACCCCTCCCTATGGCCTTAAGCACTTTGTGCATAGCCGGTATCGTCCTTAATCTCGATCTTGAGCTTCTTATAGATGTTGGCTGGATCGTTTGCCACGATTTTATTGATTGCTTTCTCAATTTCGTAGGCATTTTCATTGTCTGTGAACTGAGAAGAGGTCTGTGCCAGCCGCATAAGCAGGCCAGACGAGTTATAGCCGTGATCCATGTCATACTGATACCACTGCTCGAACTGATCATACGGATTGTAGGGATTATCGAACGTGGTCAGAAAGCATCGAACCATAATTCAAAGCCTCTCTTTCCTGTTATCACTTTCCAAGTGCATCATAAACGGTAGATTCAGGAACGCCACACGCCTGTGCAATCTCTTTATAAGTGTAACCGCTTCGCAACATCGCTCTCGCTTTGGACAACTTGGCCGAAGACAACGAAGCCGTGGTTTTGGGCATTGCACGTTTCACGATTTCATCCGAATCAGAAGAATTCAGGAACTTTGACAGCATGTTGTCGGAAATTGCGCCAGCCTGAATAGCTTCCCATTCTCTGTCGCTAAACCTGACTTTGGACTTTTGCCCACTTGCGCCAACCTTATCGCGAGCGCGCTGCATTTCAACAGAAGAAATCTTCTTGATTTCTTTCTTGTCCTCGGTATTTTGCGGGTCTAAGCCAAGTTCCTGAATTTTGGCCTTGATGTTGGCATTGGCAATCAGCATTGCCTTGCGCTCCTTAGGTTTATTGGCCAGCATTGTGGTGTACTTGTCTTTCAGTGACATAACTTCCGCAGCATATGTCTTGGCTGCCTCAGGATCACGCTGGATGCCCTTCATGTTGACCGCCTCTTTGCGGGCCTGTGCTGCCATAGCTTTGAGCTTATTAGAGAAGTCTGCGTACAAGTTCTCCTGAATAGTGCCAGAAGAGAGGGCTCTTGCGTCCTTTGTCTCGGAAATCAGACTTACGGTATCCTCGGCAATACGCTCTTTCTTGGTCTTCGGGTCGATGAAGGCACGCCCGCTCTCCTTATAAATGAGTTCGCCAGTCGCTTTATCCACGCGCACGCTACCACGACGCTCAGGCACACGGATGGTCTGCTTGCGCCGAGACAGGAGCGTTGATGCGCCACCATAATGCGTAGTACCGTCCTCATCCACACGGATCTGCCACTTTTCTTTCAGTTCCTGGATACCGTTCTCCCTCTCAGAGCGTTTGTAATCCAGCTTGTGCTTCTCTGCATCGATAACAACCATCGAATGCTTGACAGCACGAGCCAGTTCCTCTTCGGACGCACCACGAAGAGTCATGTCAGTGATGAGGTTCGAGATAACGCCCATTTCACGCTGCTTCTCTTCTTTTTTCATGAGACGCACATTGTTGGGATTGCCTTCAGGAACTGCATATGCAGTCTTGGGGTCAAAACCTTTCAACTGTTCCAACGGACGAGTAGATTTAATGGGAACCTTATCGCTGACAGGAATCGCCATAACGGTATCACCATCGAAGTCTGCACCGGACAAACGCTCTGCCACCTTGGCATTGATGCCAATAGCATCCTGAATCTGTCCAAGATTGCGCTTGCCGCTGACATTTTTGTTGTTGACAGTAACAATCGGAATCTCAAAGGTGCCGGCATGAGGATAACGAATCAGTGCAAGCTGTGTGCCGTTCTCATAGGTCGGACAGTAAGCTTCTGTTTCCTTAATTCGGTTGATGGGCAGAATGACTTTCGTCGATTGCCCCGGAAATGCCGATGCTTTCAGCGTCATGGACGTACCTTCACAGGTATCGGCAAAGTCGTTCAGCAACTTCTTTTTAACAGTAGGATTATCGTAGTGCATGATTTCATCATACTGCGCCTGATAATCCGCAATTGTAAGCTTCAGCTGATTTTCAATAAGCTTTTTCGGCTGTTTGGATAGGAATTGCGAAGATACATTTCGGGACATTGTATCCCAATCGCCTTCCTCTTTCAGCTTGTTAATAGGAGAAAGATGCTCCTTTCCATCAGAACCGATGTATGTACTCTGGCCATTGGCTTTGATGGCTGCTCCAAACGGATTGTCCGGATCAGCTTTCGCTTCCTTCAGGACCTTCATTTTGGGCGTGCCGGAAGGCTTGTTGGTGTTAAACATGATGTCCACACCATCGGGAAGATCATCAGAGTAGACCGCCATGCCTTTCAGATAGTGGTCACCATCGACAAGGATACGAACCTGCGCATAATGACTCTTGCCAAGGTCAAGATCGGGCACGCCACGGCGAATTTCCATGACACCATCTTTGTCCAGACCACCTTCATCGCCATACCGGATGGCAACACGGCTTGAATCCAGACTTGCAGGACGCTGAAGCTTCTTGAACGTATCGCCACCGTCGTCAGAATGATAATCGCCGAGCGAATCAATCTGATCCTGATGCTGATAAGCATACTTCTGGTCGAATTCAGGCTTAGCCAACACCGTAATGTTAGTCTGCTGACGGATGTTGGTCGGCTGACGGATACCTACGCCATAACGTTTGTAACCGTATTCCGCTTCCAACGTATATGCAGCGTCGTCAAGCTCAGATTGCGACACACCCATTACAAGATTGGCACCTTCGGAAATATCGATCATGCCTTTCTTGTCCACTTCTTTTTTCAACGTGTCAGCAATATTCTCTGCACGCTGCGCTTTTTTATCAGCGGTGCCTGCATATTTTGAGCGCACACTGGACTCGCTCATACCAAGCTTTTCACCGATGGCTTTCCAGCCGAGACCCTGTTCCTTTAAAGCAGCGATTTTCTCATACTCAGATGCCTTGCGCTCATGGATTGCTTTACGTCGAGCCACTCTAAATTCGGTAAGACCAAGCTGGTACTCCTTGGGAAGAGTGCTATTGATTTGATCTAAAATTTCATTCTCGGACATGCCCTTCTTCTTGAGCGTTTCCACACGAGACAGAAAGTCACCAGAGTGCTGATAAGGATTATCACCGGAACCCCAAGGATAGCGGCCGGAATGGCGCTTTGTGCCGTAATGCTCCAAAATATCAGAGTCGGAACTCGTGCCGTAGTAGTTTTTAAGATCTTTCTCAATTGGATTCATAACGCTGCTCCTTATCTCAGATCTGCAATGATTTTGTCAAATTCTTTAATCTTTTCGATGATGGGATCAATGATATCTGCCGTCGGTGTCTCGATGAGAACATCATCATTTTGGTAAATGCGATTTTCGATAAGAATATCTTTCGGTTTGACATGATACTCCATGCAGAACAGCGCATCATAAATAAAGAGCTGCTCCATATGTGCTGGAACAGCTCCTGTTTTAAGATCATGAATACGAAGAAAATTATCTTTGTCGTTAAATGCAATGGCATCTGCAGTACCAAAACAGTTTTCGCTGTAAAACAAAACCTGCTCGGGGTCCATGCGGAAACCAATTGCATCGTTGACATATGCGTTGAGGGTTTTCTTGCTCTTCGGGAGCTTTTGCTTCAGGTTAATGCACTCTGCAGCAAAAGCATGAAGCCGAGTGCCTTTCTCCTTTGCTTGACAGCTCATGAAAGCATCCACCAGGCGTTGAGTATCATAGTTCAGCCAATGATACTTACTTGCGCCCAGAAAGGCGTGCTGCCCCACGAGCCTGGAATGATCGTTCCATTGCATTGAGAACTTCCTCCTTGTTCCCAGGATAAATGAAAGCGGCAAAGCTCATCTCATTCATCTGACGGACATAATAATCCTGATTCGGACGATGAGGTGCATTTGCTGAGCGCTTGCCTTCGAGTGCTGCCCAGGTGGAACCATACAAAACCAAAAGATCGGGATGCCCCTGCACCTCGTTCGGGTCAAGATGGACCACTACACAGCCGGGAAAGCGTTCTTTCAGTTCTTTCGTCAATCCCTGTTTGAATTTGTTTTCGAGCATGATAAAAACCTCCAAAATAAAAGGAATAGTGCGTTCAAGCCGCGTTCTATTCCCCCCATAAAAGGGCATGTTTTTATCGCGTAAGTTTTTGCTAATTTTTGCAAGATTTTATTATTTTCGGACAAAAGAAAAGCCCCTGCGTTGTTAGCGCAGAGGCATATCTTATTTGCTGTATCAGTCGTACCACTCAGGTTCTGGTTCAAGGTCATCGTCTGGATAGCTTGCTTCCTCTGTCGGAGATGACAAAAGATCTATGTCGTTAGCATCGATATGATCTCCGCATTTCGGGCACAGCCATTCATCATCATGATGTACCATCTGGCAATGACAGTTCCAACACCAATGTTCGCCTGTTGATTCATCATAGCCGGGAGTATGGAGAACACGGTAGTCAAACGATCCGTCTGGATGCTTCACCCATAGCACTGGTAGCCCAAGTTCCAATGTAGTGTAGATCCAGACTTCATCGCCATTCGGAAGAACATCTCGTCCTTCAAAAGAGTAATCGTGCTCACGCCAATTTTTTGCAAGCGCATCCATATAGTTCATATTTTTCACCTCGCACTTCATTAAAGGGCAGTACGTCTATTTAATGCAGTTCTATATTACACTGTCAGGGGATATAGTTCAAGGTTAAAATATTGTAACATTTTCCGGCTCGATAAGACGTTAAACTTTCGCCGTGGCCAAAAACCCGTTTTTCATCCTTAATTACTATATATAAAATTTTAAAATTTTTATTAAGTCAAAGAAAAAAGTGGGTTTTTGGCCAAACGGCGATTTTATTACGTATTATCGTAATATTTTGTGGCCATTTTTGCAAAAATTTTTGGCCACAAAGTGGGTTTTTGGCCAAAAAACTGCCTAGAATCAGCCAAAATCGTTCATCACCTTCCTTGCCGAGGCATAAATGAACCGTTTCACAGACCACCGATCAACCTGATATTCGGCCCGAAGCCGCTCAAGTTCAGGGTTCGGATACTCTCCACATCGAAACTCAGTCACGTCCAGTGCCCTGCGAAGCCGTGCATCCGCTGAACTTGCACTGCAGTGAAAACGATCGCTAAGTACATTTTCAATGTCTGTCAGTGTGACAAAACGATTATTCCGCATTTCCTGAATAGCGAAATCAATCGCTTCTCCCATGAGATCTCCACCGAATGTCGCCATCGGCACCTGCATTCTCACGAGAAAGTCATGTGTTTTCTGCTGCATTTTGCATCTCCAATCTTATCTACGAATTCGTATGTAGTCATCATATCACCGCTGTCCCGAACTCCTCTTAACCTTACCGAGAGCTACTCGCCATGCAAAGACCTCAGCATCAAATTCTTCTTTTGAAACCCCACGCTTTTTAGCCTCATACAGAGCCTGCGTATACGACCACGTTCCATCAACATAACGGCCTGCCAATATATCCGCGGTGTCCGCTTTGCCAAGCATCATGAGCATATCTCCTTAGGTTTTCATAATAGCATTTGCTGCATGAACTAGATATGTGGTGCCATCAATCGTGATTTGCAGCTGATCGCCTTCGTAATCGGTCCAGTTATCTACCTTGCCTTCGATGATGGTTCCGTCGGGCAGCTTAATCTGTGCCCAGGAGTAGGTAAAGGTCGTATCGAACATCTTATAGTTGCCACAGCTGCAGAGAACTGCACAGCCCACGAGCATCATCAGACATGTAAAGACACAAATAATACGATTTTTCATAGTTTCACTCCACTTCCTTACAGATTTTCACGAGTTTAATGGCAAGCCGCAGAAGAAGCATCTGGATTTCCTGGGCGTTCTTGAGCATTGCCGAAATATCCTGCATTGACGAATGACTTTTTACTGTCAAGAACACCTGGGTATTCGGGTCAAACGTTTCTGCATAGCTTACCAGCATATCCACAAAGTCCTCGCCTTTAAGATTGATCATAAATGTTCCTGTTGAGGTAGTACGGTAAATATTTACACCGGCTTTAGTTCGGAACATTCCAAAACCGAACTCATCAAGTGCGGCAATATATCTTTCATCAATTTCTTTCATGCTTACTTCACCGTGCTCCCTTTTCCCGTCTGGTCGTCCTCAGGCCAGTACGTGTAAATATCATCGAACACCACCGGGATCTTGCTCTGCAGCTCCTTCAGCAGCGGGCACATCAGCTCCCGCATCTGAGGATGGGCCGCCACAGGAGTACGCAGCTTGAAGATATTGCGCCACTCACGGTAGTTGGTAGTGAGCACGATCTCGGTCTTCAGGCACAGGGGCAGCACACAACGAGCCTGTTCGGGACGCATACCGAGTGCGATCATATCCTTATAAAGGATTTCCGCAGATTCGCAGGAATCAAGCCAAGTGCTGCCAGGCATATATTCTGCGCTTTCACGTTTCTTGTCAGCGTCGGTCACATCAATATAAAACGGCCGAATAAAGCTCAGCTCCCCGCCAAACTTCTCCTTTGAGTAGTTGCAGTACCGGGTGCTCTCCTGCGCAAAGCTCGCAATGCGGTGCCGCACCAGCTCATTGGCCACGCCACGATCGCACGTGAACAGCACGCTCAGCTGAGAATGCTCAAGCATGGCCTCATGCCCTTGCTTCACCAGAAAGCCCACCAGTTTCTTTGCCGACTCACCATCCGGTGTGATCTTATCCTCGCTCTTGTAGCAGACCCGGGCAACGCGCTCGATCTGCTGCAGCTCCTTGATGCCGCCCTCAGAGATATCAGTGAGGATTTCGTACTTAGGTTCAACGATTTTCATAATTAAATCTCCTTTTCATCAGTGAATCCACTATTTCGAGCTGACTGAGGCTCTTTCCATTGCCCCTTTGTGAAACTATGTATCCGAGATGAGCCATTTGTTTATGGTCGCAGGATTTCATTTTGGGACACTGCTGACATTTTGGAGCAAGAATGGTAATCGCTCCAAAGTCTTCGTTCATAAACTATCCTCCCGCTTTAACTTACACTCCCAGTCGCCGCAGATATCTCCGCAAGCGAACTTCTTCGCGGTCTTCATGCCTTTACGGATAGCCTCCTGCTTGTCGGTTGCTCTGACTTCAAAGGTCTGATGCCCACCACCATTGTCTGTGTAGGTAAAGATAAAAGTGTGTTTCATAAGAAATCCTCCGTAATAGCTTGTACAAACATATCAATTACTTTGTTCAGAAAAGCAACCAACCGATACGGCCAAGATCTTTTCTTTTCATACCAAGCTGGGATGGTCGTAGTTTCTGTCTGACTGTATCGAATACTTCCTACCGCTTGCTCCATATCAACCAGTGAGTGATTGGTGTTAACGCACCAGATTCGTGCGTCTTGCAAAGTGATATAGTCATTCGCCCACAGCCGAGCAACATTTATAGTAAGGGTATTTCGAGTTTGTTTTCTTACCATATCAATAGGTCGGCCATTCGCGTAGATGGTTTCAACGTCATCATCATAAAATTCGTACTCTGCCTTACTCCAATTCTGGATAGCTTCTACGGCTTCTTCATATGACACTCTTCCATTGTCCATAGCCTTCTTACCTCACAGCAAAATCCGAAACCAGATAAACCAAAGTACCTTCAGCGTGAATCCAATAATGATGGCCCAAGCGCACAAAATAAGTGTCAGCGCAATAGCCCGGCCAAGAAATTTGCCAACTTTCGTCCAAATGTCAGTCACTTTTCATCAATCCTTTCAAAACCCACAAAGTCTCCAATACCAACATGTCCGCCCTTACAGAAATGAACCGGTTGAAACTTCATACAGCTATCAAAATGGTGAACAGCATCGTCTAAACCACAATAATGATATTTGCTGTCGAATTTTCGTTCACAGTACCGGCACTTATAGGTTGCCTTATACACAATCATCCCACACACCTCCTAACCGCATCCACCCGGCACTCTGCAGCGTTCAGCTCAAAAATAGCTGCATCCACAAATTCCGGGTCGCAGTGCTCGAAATGGTTCCGAGCCACCTCCAAGGCCTGTAAAGCCTCCCGCAGGGTGTTAACCGTTGTCGGAATCGGCTCCATGCGGAATATCTTTTTGACATACTCAGCAATTTTTCGCAGCATTTCTACACCTCCACATCTTCATAACTTGCCGAGCCGTGAGCCAGCCCTCGACATCATAATGATCAACGAGTGCTAGCCCGCACACCTCGAGTAAATGAGGAAACCCGTAAGTGCACCAACCGCATACCGCATCCCACAGATATGTGCCAGATTTATCTCGAACTGTAATCTGATAGCCCCCATCATGCAGTGCTCCAGGGCCGCAAACTTCAGGCCGGTTTTTATCGTTCTCAGGAAATCTTCTTTCCATCTCATGCGTAATGCCCGCTTTCGTAAGAAGATAATCCAGCTTCTGCATCTCGGTCATGTGACTCCAAACCCGGAGTTTCCAGGTCTTCTTAGACATGTTTCTCATTTCTGCATTTCCTTTCGTCAGCCTCCATGGTCTTTGCAATTTTATGCTGAATATAAAGCACACAGCCAGCCTGACTATCACACCCGAATGAAGCCAATAGTCCAGCAATAGCATTCAAAGAGTTTAAATCCTCTTCAGCAAATATCATTTAGCGTTCACCGTTCCTCCTGATACTCTACAATTTTGGTTACTTCGCTTTGAACCCGGCGTAAGAAATCACACGCACCGAAGCAACCGCATTCCGCCAATGCCTCAGCGACATCGCCCAAACTATCCATATCGGTTCTTGTGAGATTAACTTGAGGAATAACCTCAATCTTCTCCTCTGTGATAAATGGGGTGTAGTCCCCACAATGGCAGCATTTAACGTTCATTCGTCGCATACAAGCATCTCCTTCAACGATAAAAATAAAGAGCCGCAGATTTCTCCACGGCTCTTTGCCTTAATAACGATTTAATATACTATCATCAAGTCTTTCATTGATATTTTTCGCCATCTCGCAAATAGTGTATTCGTTCCCATACTTTTGCATCAGTTTATCTCTGAACTTTCTCGCATTTCGTATGTCAGAAAACACTTCTGTGCTGATTCCGTTCTTTCCAATGATAACGTCTACTATTACTAGCATATTAATCACCTCCATAAAGGAGCCTGTTATTTTCGCGCCTTCTCCTCAAACTTCACAGGTTTCTTGCTGCCCTCCCGTACACACTCCGTCAGGCACTCGTTGCAAGGCTCATCTGTCTCCAGTACCTTGAAGTTCTTGCACTTCGGGCAGTAGGTCGCATAGTCCACTTCGCGCATCCAGTCATTCATCAGGTTTCACCTCCTTTGCAACGATTGCCGCTCTATGACAATGCGGACATATCGTGATGGCATAGCTCTTATCACCATCATCTTTATAGCGGTCTCGGCTCCATACCGATGTCGGCAAGCCAAAATGGGCACCGCATCTACCGCAAACTACTGGAATCAGAGGTTCACGGGCAATTCCACTATCTTCCGAGTTTTCCGATTTTAGCTTACTAAAAAAGCGGTCATCCAGTTCCGGATGGGTCTTCCGCTGGTTCAGAGCCCACAGCAAGTTCCAGCAGGCAGCGCGCAGGTGATCCTCGTCGTCCATACCAGCCATGTACTTTGCCAGATGCCGAGAAGCACTATCCAGCAGCGAATGCAGCGGAATGCCCTTATCCACATTGTGCTCACCATACTTCAGCGCACCTTCCTCGCAGTGCTTGCTGACTTCCATGATGCCATACCAAGGAAGAAGATCCATCCGCCCCTTTCCTGCATGCATATCACGCTTCGCACCGGTTTCAAATTCGGTGCGGTCTCCAGAATCTTTAATCATTTTTGCTCCTCCCAAGGATATTTTTCTGCTCTTGTTCCATCTGCTAAAATTTTGCAGTAGCACTTTTGGTCAGGTAATACACACTCACCAGCGTTCTCGATGTTGATATCGCAGTCTTTATATTCGCCGTAAATACTACGCTTGCAATCTGCACAATAGTTAATCGCTCCCATAAAACATCAATCCTTTCTTACTTAATGAGATTCACATGATGCTGGTAAACCTCAACAATATCTCGCGGATGGTTCTTTTTTCCAAAGAATATTGCAATATGTGGGTAATTATCTCGTTCATCGTTGCGGCAATACAATTTTGTGGGAACTTTGTAGCGAGGCAACGCTTCTTTGGTATACATGATTTTTATAAGTTGAATCTCATGATACGTCGCCTTCATCTTCCGAATAAGTTTCTTCTTGCTTTTTCGTGAGATATTTCCCATTAGCAGAACCTCCTGATTCTCCCCTGCATAACCTTGTTGGGAATATCCAGCCACCGGATTTTGCATTTGTCCTTGTAGTCAGGGCGCAGCTTCTGCAGAATCATCTTCAATGACTGCCTCTTAATTCCTTCAATCAAGTCCATGAGACAAGCCGTTACTTTCTCGAAGTATTCTGCAATCGCATTTAAGGCATCTTCAATTTTCTCACAGGTCGTCGCAATAAACCTTAAAGAATCATAAATATCATGCTCCATAAAATTTCCTTTCATTAAACGCTTTCTTCGAGTTCAGTGCCCTCGAAATCGCCAGATCAATTCCCGCCCTGCTCTTCAGATGATAGTAGAACAGGTTCTTGTAAGGTGTGTTCAGCCGGTCGATTCTGCCTGCAGCCTGCTCCATAATTTTGTAGGAGTAGTTCTGCGAGTAGAATATGACGGTATCGGTCTTGATGCAGTTCCAACCTTCTGCACCTGCATTGTACTGAACCAGATATACCCACTTCTTACCGTCAGGAATTGGCTGGTGCTTATGGCCGTTCCATTGCGCTACTTCTGCATCATCGCCATAGGGCAGATTCATGAGAATATCCAGCTCATAATCGAAATTATAGAAGATTATGACTCTTGGGCGGGTCATGCAAATATCCAGAACTTTTTGCGACCTAGTCAGGTCTGTGTTCACCAGTTTACGCAGCAAATAACAAAACTCGCTGGCGGTCTCAATGGGTTTGTTTTCCCACAGGTTCCAGCGAGTTTTACAAATTTCCAGATACTTAGGCTTGTCATACTCGACAAAAACATTCTCATGGTGAGATACAGTAGGTCGCTCAAAGTCCATATCTACAAGCACCCGTTCACGCAGGCGTACCAGTCGCTGGGTGTTCAGATACCGGTCAATTTTCGGAAACTTGGAAAAACGACTATAGATTACGTGCTCATTGTTGAACTGGGTCCGGTTTTTATAGAACCCGTTTGCAATAAACACCGGAATGTAATCTGTCCAGCAATCTCCCGGAGTAGCGCTCAGAAGAATCCAGTCATTATCCTTCGTGATTTTCAGGAATGATTTGACCCATTGCCCGCTGCCAACAACTCTCTGCTCATCGAAAATGAAAAATGAGTTCTTCACGCCGACGTACTTTCCGATGTTGTTCCATGAATCCACAACCACCTTGTGATCGTAAATATCAAGGTTGCTGTCAGTGGACATATAGAAATGGGCCAGTTCTTCCTCCCACTCGCCTGTATCGCGCTTCCTCGCAGTGGTGATAATACACAAGTCGGGTGGATCATGCATCTTAACGTAGTTTTTGGTGTTGACTGTGCCGCCATAGAGCGTATAGTAAAATGCCAAACTGGTTCTTGATTTTCCGCTTCCTACACCACCACATAAGATGCATCCGATTTTCATTCGTTCCAGCGCATCTTTTTGGTAGTCATAGAGCGTTATACCCGCCATCCAATCACCTCATTTCCGTGTGAACATGAATCTGGTTAGGATAGCAATGGTTCTCATAAGCTAAAAGCTGTTTGGTGCATTCTTCCTCGTCTTCACCTTCACCGCGAATCGTGTAGGAAAAAAGTTCTCTGCCTTCTTTTGTAAAAACTTTCCAGAGTTCCTTTATGTGATTAGTGGAGTCCGTGTTTTTTACAATATTCTGCATACTGAAGCCCCTCCTTGGTAGCCTCTCTCATGATTTCCTGCAGAGTCGGCCCAGTGTACTTCGGATGTACCAAAGGCAGTACCGGGTCATTGGTTGCATAGCCAAATCTGCAAAAATCGCAGTATTTCCTTGCCGCAGACACGTTGTGCATCACAGCGCCACACTTTGCACAGCGCTTTGTAACTTTGCTATCACCCATAGAAATCACCCAGCCTTTGTTTCATCACCGATGTTCGGACAGTAATCTGTGTAGAAGGTCAAATCGAAAGTTGCCGAACCGTCGCTCTCGAAATTTACATTTGCTTCCGCTACAGCTTCATGCTGATAAACTTCGGTCAGGATTGTTCCAAACATCTCAATCACGCTGCTTTCGGCTACAGGAAATGCTTCTGCAATTTCCGCACTCGTGAATATCCAGTTGCCGCTGGAGGTGTTCTTGGTACCTTCCTCGACCATCCATTTCACCATTGCCGGGACATAATTTCTTGCGCTCATGCTGTTTTCTCCTTTGTTTATTCAAATATAAGGCTTGCACCTCTGGTGGGTCAGGCAGGATTTGAACCCGCGATCACGCAGTTATGAGCTGCCAGCTTTCAGCCAGACTAAGCTACTGACCCAATAAAAAGAGCCTCAGATTTCTCCGAAGCTCTCATGCATCTGCAAAGGAAGCGGATTATTTCGCGTTATCTTCAGGTTCACAGGGGCGAACGTCCAGATGTGTTCTTCCCTGAGCATCTGTAAAGTAATCAAACTCTTCCGGGTTATGGAAAAGCTTTTCGTACCTCTGAATGAGTTCCTGTGACAGGTCGCCGAAATCATCCTCGGTCAGACCAACGATCAGGAAAGTTCCAACAACAATATCATAGGGAATCCCAATTTCATTACAAAGCACTCTGTTACAGTTACTGAAGGAATCTTCGGCCAGTTTTCCTTCCTCATTGCAGATAAGTGCAACCGGATCGTCCCACGGGTAGACCGCCTGAATCGGGCCGGCCACTTCTTTCTGAAGAGATTCGAGCGAGCCGTCGATTTCAATAACTTCAGGATACTTCTTGGGCTGGATTCTCAAGACTTTCATACGTTCAACCTCCCCAAATCAAAATATAAATCGAGCTGTTTCCTCTGAGAACGCCATTTGCGACGTGGGCACTCACCGACTGGATCATTCAACCGAGGACCGACCCCGGCACTCGATAAATACCATCAGACCATATGCTGCAAACGCCGCTCCATGATGTCCGGTGCTACGTACGCGATATTCACCAGGTACTGCGGTACACCGTAGAGTTTGGCGACATGGTTCTCGATGATGCAGCCATCATAATCTTTCTGGTCATCGAAAATGCCGATAAAGCAATCCGCCTCGGACATTTTCTCAATGGATTTACCCAGATACCACAGACGGTCATTGGCATTTTCAGGCGGGGTGCCCTCAAAGTAAGTCGGGATGACCTCCAGTTCTTCGCCAAAAATGGCCTCGGCGATTTTATGCATCTGGTCCATAGTCACATGGATCTGTTCTGCAGTGCGAGCACGCATCGGACAGCTGATAAACAGTTTTTCCATAGTATCCTCCTTAGAACGGCACTTCAGGAGCAGGCTCTGCGTACTGAGCGTAGCGCTCCGCATACGGGTCAGCATCGGTATCCTGCTCAACGTACATCACATCGGCGTACAGACTGTACTCGCCAGGGAAGTTCCTCTTCTCAACGAGATTTGCCTGCAGGCAAACGTTCTTGACGCGGATGAAGTCCAGCTGGCTGATGGTGTCCTCGTTGCAGAGCAGGCGCTTGCCAGCAGTTGTGACCCAATAGATGTGCGGCGGCCACTTGGAGTCCATCTTGATGTTGACCGGCACGTAGAGCGTGGGCACAAACGGCTCGTCGTAAGTGCGCTCAGGGTTCGGCTTGGTCTGCTTGACCTTTACACCCAGATCCAGCAGATGCTGCGCGAGCTCCTCGGTAGGAATTACCACGTTGACACGGCGCTGGTCAGAGCCAAAGCGGTCACGGCTGGGATCACCGCTGAAGTTGGTGGTAAAGATAAAACGGGTATCATCAATGTTGACTTTCTGACGCTTGGTGTACATAAATATCAGTCTCCTTTTTACTTGTTAATTTCAATTTCCAGAATTTTCAGGTCTGCAGTGAGGGCATTCATATTGAGAAGGAGCCCCGTACGGTCATTATTTGCGCTGGCTTTAAGGACCTCATTCCAGTCCTCATTGGCCTTGGAAATCCACTTCTTCATAGATTCTCGATCGGGATTAGACTTAGGGGAAGCTTTCTTCTGCGTAGCAGTCTTCCCAGGATACTTCTTCCCGCTCTTCTCGACCCAATTCTGGATTTCCTTGTAATAGCCGCCCTTGTTGCCACCGCAACGCTTTGCGATCGCCATGGCCAGCCCCTTCTCCGGGTCGAAAACATCCTTCTCGCTGCACTTCACAACGGTCTTGGAGCCATCCGACCAGTAAACGATCGTGGCCGGAGGAGCAAAAATCACATTCTTAATAACCGCTGCATTCATTGCCGTCGCCTCTTTTGCATGTGCGGTGTTCAACGTACCCCGGTAATAGGGTTTGCTAATGAAGCAATTATGTCCCTTATCCCAATAAATGTCATAAGACTTAAACTGGAACGTATGGCCTGTGTCCAGTGTAATCACCGTCTCCCCATCCACCGTTCTAGCAACATCGGTAATGTTACCAATCACACGTTTGTTACTGTCACAAAGTTTGAACGCCATAAAAATATCACCTCACGTCAAAATTTCTTGCCGCTTCTTCCTGCGCATCGCTCCATGGAAGGTCGGGTGCTGTCCAGGGAGCAACACCGTCGTCACCAACGAACCAGTTGAAGTCGCCGTACTTGGAGATTTCCTCAACTGCCTCATCGACTTCCCGGTTGAAATATCTTTTGTCGATATCCTCCTGCATCTGGAGCTGATAGACCGCCTCGCTTTCCAGCCAGCGGTAATCCTTTGCTCCGGTCACAGAAGCATATTTCCGTTCGCCGGTATCCGTCAGGCCCGCTTCCCGCAGCAGCAGAGCGCCGCCCTTTCCCGGCATGATCGGGCAGAACTGTCCCACACGTCCTACAAAAATATAATTGTGTTCGCCTTCAGGCAGGTCCTCGTTCTTGTCGAGATAGATAGCGCCCTTGGAAACGGTCTTTGTCTCGCAGAGGTCAGTGAACTCGATCTTCTCCTTGGAGAACAGGGTCTTGAACACATACGGCACTTGGAACTGTGTGCCTGTAGCCGTCCATTCGCCGCCTTCGTCCTTGCAGTCGCCCGGGATATAACCGTAAAGCGCCTCGCACTGGTCGGCAGCCATATACTTTGCAATATAAACGGCATTGTTCACCAGACACATCCGCTCATATGTCGCCTCATGCTCGAACGTGTAGCCGTACTTTTTCGCAAAATCCATGCAGTACGCAATGATCTCCGGGGTCGCATCTGGAATCTTGATCGAATCCGTTTTTATGTGCGCCACCTTAAAGCCACGCTGCTGCACTTCATCCTGCAAAGTGCGCATAAATAAAGCCCCTCGAAGCGCCACAATGTTGTTGGCGTTCTTGGGGTTGCGGAACGGGTTGTCAAAACTTGCACTGGTCAACCCGTAAACCGAATTGATGGCGATTTTCAACGCTTGCGCCAAAGCCTTTGCCTGTTGCGGGTCGTCTAGGTATTTTGCCAGTTTACCGCCAAAGAGCCCCTTTGCCTTCTCGTACTCGCCGTGCTTGACGTAGATTCGCACATCCATCAGGTCGTTAAAATGCTTGGTGTACTCGCCAAAGTAGTTCATGGCAACAGCCGAATGCGGATGCAGCGACGCAACGTCCAGCAAAGCTACATTCGTGTACATTCCTGGCTCAGCGTAGACATAACCGCCCATGCCCAGGTCTGTGCCCCGGAACATGTTGTGGTACTTGCCGTCTTCACCTTTGGCCCACTCGTAACCGGGAAAGGCATTGATGATGTTGCAGTCCGTCAAAATATCAGGCTCAACTTCCACGATTGCATCGGATTTCCCCGTGGCAAGGTCGGTGTAGACCAGCCGGGGGTGTTTTTCCTTGCCGAAAATAATGCGTGTTGTCAGCGAGTTTGTCGTGTCGTTCACCGTCATGCCGGCAAGGTCTGCCAGGATCTCACGTGCCACAAAGTCTGCCTGACGCTTTTTCGAGTAGAATAGGGTCTCGGTCGCGATCACATCGTTGTCGCAATACTCGGCCACCTTGTCCCACAGGCTCTTCGGCACCGGCTGATCCCACGGAAGTCCCAGCTCCTGATGGTGGATGCCCAGCTCGATCTCAAACTTCTTCAGGCTCTGTTTTTTCGACGAGAAGTCGTAAATATCAGTGTAGGACAGGTTGTACGCCTCACCAAAGAAGCCTGTGTGCTCGTTGATGATCCGGTTGGACAACGCATAGATCTGCTCCACCGACATCCCGATCATGCGGGCCCAAAGGATATGGTTGTCGTACTTGCGGTTGTTGAAGCCGACCAACCGATACTTTGTCAGGCTCTCGATCTCGTCCGGTGCAGGGTTTACCATGCGGTGTACAGGCCCCTGCTTGGCAAACTTCCAGTTCACGAGCAGCAGATTCGGGAATACCTCCACGTCGAAAAATATCAATGGCGTTTCCTCCCCCGCGGGGGCCTCCCGCTGAATATCATCCTTCGATTTGAAGTGCATCTTGGATACGATTTTCAGACAGGTCTCCGCCTGATTGGTACTGCTGGCAGCGAACCCCAAGATGGCATTCCGCATGTCATCCACATTATAAGGGACGCTGCCTTCATATGCCTCGTCCATAGCATGGGCAATAAAGTCCACACTTGGCTTCGTATACGGGCTGATCTCCTTTGCCAGCGCTTTCTTGATGAGAATGCGCAGATGCTTCTCATTCTGGATCTGCTTTACATCGACCATTGCTTTTTCTCCCTTCAACGGCAAGCCACTGCTGATGTTTACGATGGAAATATCATTGCACTTCGACAATTTTCTTCGCAGAGAAGATTTTCCCGTGAACACCTTGATTTCAATGTTTTCATCGTAGATCCTGCTTAGCTTAGCCGGATCACCGGTGTAAATATAATGCAGGTGGATGCCCGCACCAGATTTACTAAGCTCAGCATAGGTCTTTGGCCATTTGGAAGCAGCTTCAAGGTTGCGCTCAAAGCTCTTACTCCCATCCGGGCCGGGAATATCAAAGTCAATGACGATGTGGTTCTCCGGGACCTTTACATAATGCAGCTTTTTTGTATCGATCCCGGTCAATCTGGTTTTGACATTCTCCCACTTCTGCATGGGAGTGCCATTTTCGTTCGCATATTGTGCCAGACAGTCCTTGCAAATATCATTAAAGAGAGAATGCTGCTCCTTCAATTCGATCCAGGAGGAGGCAGGGGGGTCATTTCCCGCATCAATCCCGGGGGGAGGGTCCTCCAGAAATTCTTTGAATTTTTCGTACTTGAAGCCGCTGTAGTAGCTGCGCACCCGCTCGCCGTTCATATCCTCGGCACGTTCTTTGTAATCCGAGAAATAGTTCATCAATTCTTCACGGAACGCTCGCCTGGAGTAAGGATACGAAACCTTCGCCTCCTGATTGTAGGTGTCGTACATTGCCCAGGCACGTTTTAGCGACACGCCATCTTCTTTTTTGAAGATGTAGTAGGAGTCCAGCATGAAGTTGTAGAAGTTGTTGGATGCACCAAGCATTCGTGTCGGAACATAATCATCGTAACGATGCTTGTTTTTCTCGTAGACGTCTTTGCAATACCATGCAATAGCACCCAATTCAAAGTCAACCTTGCCTACGAGGTCGCGGTATTTCTTTGCCGGTATTTTTTCGCCGCTCGGCTCCACATCGATCAGTCGCCGGATCAGACCCGATTTTGCGTCCGTGATCTTTACGGGCTTGTTCGTACCGAGAAACATGAAACATTTGAATTGGCTTGCATAGGCACTGCGGAACTTCTCGTTCACCATCATGGTTTCATGGGAAACCAGCGAGTTTAATCGGGTATTGTCCTCGATACGCGATAAATCGCCGTCATGCTGAATTGCGATCAGCGGGTTCGATTTGAACGCTTCCAGTGCAAACGCATTGGATGATGAGCCAAGTGCCTTCGAGTCAAACACTGCCCAGTATCCATCAAACATTTTCTGGATGATGTTCAGAATGGTCGATTTGCCGCTTCCGGGCGGACCATACAGAACAAGGAACTTCTGGATCTTTTTGGAATCCCCGTTTACAATGGAACCAATGGCCCATTCGATCTTTTCACGTTCCTCCGGCGTATACAGCGTGGTCATCAGCTCGTCGTAGGCGGCAATGCTCCCCTGTTCCAGCGGGTACGGCAGTCGTTTGGATGCATAACTGTCTTTTTTGACAGAGGTGTTTGCAAATATCAATGTCTCATCGAGGGTATGATAGTTGTCCCGCATCTGGCGCTGACAATATTTGTGCCAAATATCAATCATGCCAGACTGTGCATCCCACATATGTAAGACTCGGACATTATCGCCCAGAAACTGCTTATGCTCGTTTGCATAAATATCAAGTTCACGGTCAATGAGCTGCAACGCATCCTGCTCTTCGGTACTCCACAAGCCGCGTTCTTCCAGCCAGATCGCATAGAAATCAGAACCCCGGATCATCAGGTCTTTCGACTTGGTGATGATAAAGTTCGGGTACACTTCGATCACCCCGTGTTTTCCGGTTCGCGTGGCGATCCTCAGGAAATCAATCATCGGCAACTGACTTCCTCCTTTCCATGCATTTTATTCCGGATTTTTGGTAATGGTTGCCTTCCCATCGCAGCAGATATCTTTTTCGGGCTCCATCGCACTTGTGCTGCTCTCCGTCCAGAACTGTTCGGCGTTCTTGCGGTTCACATCGTCCAACACCTGCTGCGTATGAGCCAGTGCCGCATGGAGCTGCCGGGCGTCCTCCTCAGCCTCTTTGCACTTCTTATCGCTCTTGCTCAGCATCCTGCATGCCGTAACGGTGAGCCATGTCAGCCCTGCGATCATCAGACTCTGGCGCAGGCACCGACGGTTCAGACGCCGGTTCTGCTTCTGCAGAGTTTCGATGGTACGGTCGGCAATGGCCAGCGAAGTTTTGGTGTTGACCAATTCATACATAATATTCGTCATATCCATGTTGATTTTCCTTTCAAAATTCGTTTTCCTGCAGGTAGTGCATCAGCTGATACCAAATATCAAGCCGACGCATATCTTCGGTCGGATGGTTCACTGTAAAGAGACCGCCGGCACCATTGTATTCATAGTCTCTGCGCTCAAACCTGTCCAGAATATAATCTGCCCGGTCTTCGTGAAACCGGCCGTCGTCCATGGCAGCAAGCCCGAGACTGACAACCATGTTCCAGAACCACTGCCCGACACGGTTTCCCGCACTGGAATCCTCCATAATATGTTCTTCGATGCGCACCGCAAGGGCCACCATCATTTCCAGCATACTGCATGGAACACCGTGGAACTCCGCATCGATCTTGTCATACGGAATATCGCATTCGCTGGCAAAACGGTAACGCAAATTCGCACCATCTTCTGCTCTGCACTGGTCCATTTCGCAGGCCGGAATATAAGTGCGATTATGTAAGTACATGAGCAGCCGATGGAACGAGAGATTTCTCGGCTCCCATTCGCCGCACACGATTTTGTGGAGCCAGTCATAATACTGTTCTCCAAGATCCGAAAATATCATTCTTCCTCCTCTTCCGGATAGAGGTCGCCCCAGTTCTGACGAACCTGAATGATCTCATAGTCCTTATGATAGTTGTTGTTTCGCACATGAATCGTGCTGGGCATGAACTCGCCAAAGTGGTTCAGCGCCTCTGTTCCGATGATGTTCGGAATATCATCGTCGTTCACAGGCATCGTCTCCTCGTCGAATACCAGCTTGCCATCGGCATAATATGTCAGCCCGCGAGTCTCGTACTCATCGATGTCGCCGAACTCGTCCGGCTGAATGATCTCAATGGGGTCGTGGGTCGCAATATCTTCCGGGTCGGACTCGGTTCGGTACTTTCCCGTAAGCTGCTCCATGCTCTTCTGCTGGGCCTTTTCTTCGATCATGGTATCCAGATCAGCTTCCTTCTTGCGGTAGTGGTCGCGCACATCATCAATTTGTGCATCGGCGTACTCCTGGTACTTCGTACGGAAGACCGTGTGCATAACGTATGCACCTGCGGCAAAACCTGCGCCAAACAGCAAAACATCACGAATTGTCCGATTCATTGTCTTCTCCTCTAATCGTCATCATGGTAAACGCCAGACCGCCAAAGAAAAGGGAGACACTCATCAGAATGCCTCCCACCATGTGGCGCTTGCGCTTGGTATCGGTCAGATAGTCCAGAAACAGGAATGCATTTTCCAAACTGTCCATCGTACACCTCACTCCGAAAGAACTGCCAGACCAGAGACGAAGCACACTCCGGCCATGGCAGCAAACAGATAAGAAAGCGTCTTAACGTATCTGGTCATAGCAAGTCCCTCCAAAATATCAGTCTCAGATTTTGTCGATGATCACGCCGTCACAGTTGAACCGCAGCAGGACAGAGCGCTCGAACCCGTCGATGAAATTGTTCAGTGCATCGTTGTTCTCAACATAGTTGGTTACACCAAAGTCCACACGATTTTCCTTCGTAGGATCATTCGAGCTCAAGATCCAGCCGACGACCTGGCCTTCGGGGGTGTGGTGCATACCGTTGCCATAGGGGTCCAAAATATCAATGACATCGTTAAGGAACAGATGGCCTTGGCGGTGGAGTTTCCGGTTTGCAGCAGCCTGCGCCTGGATCAGATGGGACATGTTCAGCTGTGCATCCTTATCCCAGGAACTCACAGTCTCATCGTAGATCAGCGTATAGGGGCTGGTGTGTGCCATTGCCACATCCGTGTACTGTTTAACGGTTTCTTCCACACCATCGGCATTCTTCCGGGTGGTCTCGACCTCAACTGCCTTGATGTTGTGCTCAAGCTCCTGCTGTACGCGGTCGCCAAAGCGGTCGGTCACACGGCCTTTGTACTCGTTGAAGGCCTTATCCAGAGCGATGTAGGCGGCAGTCAGGCTGGCGTTACGCTTGGTCATGATGTGGTGCGAGCCGAACATGCAGCCGAGTGCAACCGTGCCCATGGTTACTGCAGGTGCATAGATTTTCGCCAGCTTCAGACCGGTCTGCACATAGGCCGTGGTCAGGTCCTTCTTGTAATCGTTCTCGGTGTAGGCAGCGCCTTCCTTCAGGATCATTTCACCGCTATCGACCTTTTCCTTGGTCTCATGGATGGCCTTCACCATCTCGTTATGATCCTCCAGAATATCCTGAGCCTTCACAGTCGCCTTGCAGGCAGAGACGGTCGCTGCTACGCCCACAATAGCAGCACCAAAGATCATGATGGTAGGGCTTGCTTTCTTCAGCTTATAGCCATACTTCGAGGCAGTCCGGGTCACAGTTGCCATAAACTCGTCGGTTTTCACGTTTTTCAGAAACTTCATAAAATATTAGTCCTTTCTATCAGCGCAGCGGTACAGTGTGCGGCAGAACCAGTCGGAATCCGCCGGGGATGCCTTTGATGAATGCATCATCGAGGTTGTACCAGCCATAATTGTAGTCGGTCGAATCGTTTGTCACGCCCATCAGATCCCACAGATCGCCCACCGAAACCTGCCGGTAGCGGTACAGTGCGTCCCTGAGACCCGCCAGAGTGTCTTCAGCGTCACCCCGACTCTCGAAATCCAGATTCTGCAAGCTTCTGCGCACGGGCGGCGGGTTCGGGCGATTGTTCTGGCTGCCCTGATAATAGCCATCGTAGCTGTTGCGCTGACCACGGTTGTTTCCGTAATAATTGTTCGAGCCGCCGCGGCTGCGGTCTTCGCCCCAGAGTGCAATGCTGAACGCCGAGTTCAGAATGCTCCATGCGCCGTTCTTGAGCATGGGCAGCAGATAATCAGTCAGAATACGGTCTTTCACCGTTTTCAGGTCTTCGGCCAGAAACTGCGATGCGATCTTCTGCATATCGCTCTGCTCTTTCACCGCCACCTTACCCTTGACGACCTTCTCAAGCTTCTTTTTCGGCTCAGTCGGCGTCTGGCCAATGCTGGACTTCGGCATGTCTACTTGTGCCATGTCTTTCCCCTTTCAAAAAACAAAAAAGTAAGAGCTGCAGATTTCTCCACAGCTCTCGCCTTACCAAACATTACTTTTCCTCGTCAGAAGGTTCCTCAACAACTTCCTTATCAGTGTCCTCCGTCTTTTCGGGAACGGGCTCCTCGGTGATCGTCCAAGGTGCACGCAGATGAATCTTCTTCTTGGTCTTCGGCTTATCATTCGCCGGCTTGTTCTTTTTGCTCTTCAGATGCTTGATACCGCCCACAATGGCAGCACCAGCAATCACAGCCGCACCAAGCACAAGCTTCGGATTGATGCCCGAAGTCTCCTCGTTTTCGATCATCTGAACGTTCTCCTCCGGAACAACCTCCACAGAGTTCTCATTCTCCATGACAGTAGTCTCGTTCATGTTATTCATTTCGTCCATTTTTGTTACCTCTTTCTTTAATATAAAGTTTTGTAATGTTGGAGTTTTACCTCCATAAAGCAAGGTGAATTTTTCGCGTCTGTTCCGGGCATTGAAAATATCAATAGCCCAGCCACTTGGGCGGTGTACGGTAGTCCAGTACAAGACACGGCATTCCGTCTTCATCAAGTTTGGAAGCATAGAACGTTTCCACTTCCATGGTCGTGTCGGTATCCCACCCAAGCAGATCGCCGTTTCGGTTATGTTCCATCCCCAGATAGTCAAACAGGTCGTTTTCGGTCACACGGAAATCGCTGAGCAGCTGTTTGTTGACCCCGTTGATGGCCCGTTCAATGGCATTCCGTGTGGTCCAAAAGTAGTTCCCGCTCAGGCTTTCCCAGCATTTTACCCTCTGGTCATAGGAAATATCATCCATTTTGACCCCTTTTGCATTCGGGATCACTGCCGGCTCCGGACTCTTTGCCATCTTATCCAGAGCAACAGCCTCACGGATCTCCTGTTCTTTCTCTGCGCCAATGGTTTCAACAACTTTATTCTGGTAGGTGCGCAGAGCCGTTTCCGAGAGCGTGCACGCTGCAGCCAGCGCGGCGTTCTGCTGGCTCTTCACCTTCAGCGCACCGATCGTGCACGCGGTCGAAAGGCCCATGCTCACGACCGTCGGAATGTATACCGGGCCAGCCGTTTTGACAATGGTCTTCGCATCCAGCTTTTCGACACCGAGTTCTGCCTTCTTCTCCTCCAGCAGGATCATTGCCTTCGGAGTTGCCTCGATAGCGAAGCCTACAGCCATGACGCCTGCGCCGATAGCAAAACCGGCCAGGATCTTGGATGCATTGCGGTTCAGCATCTGCCTGCTCGCTTTTGCAAATGATTTCAGGTTCATTTTTCATACCTCCATAAAATATAAAAAGAAAGAGCCTACGATTTCTCGTAAGCCCTCGCTTTCGTTAGATGTGTCCAGTTCGTTTCAAATTCTCGAAGCGAATCGTTTCATCGCGGTCACATTCACGCTCGATCTGGATACAGTACCAGATGTATTCCACCAGTCTGATCGGCTGCATCAACATGTATCGTACTGTAGCATACAGCACACATACCATATTGATGGCCAACTCTACCAGCAGATTTACCATCAGGCTGTCCATTTGTTCGTAAAAATCGTGATCGTACATAAATATCATTCTCCTTTACTTTGTTCAAATTGGATTTCTCTTCCATAAAGGAGCCTGTATTTTTCGCGTTTACTGGTTCTTTTCCGCCAGCTGCCGCCGTACTTCTTCCTGCACCATGTCCTGCAGGTCTTCCTCAGTCTTTTTATCCTCGATCAGGTCATGACCAAAGCTCATGATTGCGCTTGCTGCCAGCATTGCCATAGATGCAACTTTCCACCAGTCGATATGTTTCATAAATATCCGTCTCCTTTATTTTTTCAAAATGGCAGTTCATTTTTCACTTTTTCGATGTCTTTGTCGTACAGACCTTCATACGGGTCATAGTTCAGGTAGTTTTCGATTGGCTCCTGAAAAGCACTTACATAATACACTTCCAGACCATCATCTGTCCGTTGCTTCATATAACTGAAATCGATCCAGTAATTCTCCCACATTGCACCGAGGTAGTCCATGCTCCATCCGCGGTCATTGAGCGCCGGCACAAAATCCAGATTCAGGTAGCCGTAAAAATCGTTCAGTGCAATGTAGCCATTTGTTGCGAAGTCGTGGTTCACCTCGTAGAATGCGGTCAGCAGTTCCGCCTCAGTTGCATGAAAATATCGTTTCGAGATGGGCTCGTAGCAGAGCAGCTTTTCCTCGGACTTCATTTTTACAAAATCCTCGTCATCTGCATGTGCATTTTTCCAGATTTCTTGCTCCTGTTCGGCTCCCACATGCTCTGCCACCTGCCTGCGGTACTCCTGATAGGTTTTTCCAAGTGCCATGTAGGCAGCAGTCATACTGGCCAGCTGTTTCTTGTTCAGCGCATTGGACCCCAGAATGCACGCCACAGTTCCAGCACCGGACACAGCCGCAGGAATATAGAACTTCCAGCAGTCTTTGACGATTTCTTTTTTCGTCATAGGCTCGTCTTTGTTCATGGTAACGAATGTGGTCGCCTTAACGGTCGCCTTACCTGTCTCCCACATGGTCAGACCAACACCGATCGAAGCTCCGATGGCAAAAATCGTTCCGCCGTGCTTGCGTAAGAATCTCGCGCATGTTTTCGTAAGTTTCATCTTTCAACCTCCATTTTGAAAAATAAAAGAGCCCACGATTTCTCGTAAGCTCTCGATTTGGTTAGCGCTTCAAATACTTTTCAGCCTGATTCGTTCTCAGGAATTCATACAGCTTCCGTTCCCAATTCGGACTCTGGTCCTTCATAGCGTTATCGAGTGCGTCTGCCGCTGAATCATCATTGCGCATCATAAGTTTTCTCCACATGATGGAAACGGTTTCAACGCAGCACAACTCGGTAATGCCAAGAAACGCCACTGCGCCCAAAGCAACCTTCACCAGTTTCTTCATAATTCATACCTCCAAAATATAAATCTGAGACTAATCATCTCATAAAGCACGCTGAAAATTTCGCGTCACAGCACTCCAGCTTTTTTCAGAATATCATTCAGTTGAGCCTTCGTTACCTCTGCATCCAGCTCCAGATGCACTCGCATCTTCTGCTCTTTGTCCACCCAGTTCACCTGAGCTTCTTTCAGCTCGATTTCCACACCTGGTGCCTGCTTCTTCAAAGCCTTGTTGATGATCTGTGAAATGATACGGCGCATAAAACTTGACCGGATCAGCATAATGTCCTCCATAGCGTTCGACCTCCGAAATATCATTTTCAAAAAAGATAAGAGGGCGTGATCTTTCAGATTTGATTATCCATATCTTTGAATGAATTGTATTTATCAAGCCTCTCTGCCTTGTCCTTATAAGTGATCCACTTATCGTAAGCAACGATTGTCCCGATGACTGCTGCATACAGTCCCAGAGCAATACCGCTCCACTTAAAGCTGTCGCCCCAAGTAATAGGTTTATTCATAAAGTTTTTGATAGCTTTCATCATAGTAATTTCTCCTTTTCGATAAAGCCCTCTTACCTCCATAAAGCAAGGTGAATTTTTCGCGCCATAGCAAAAAAAGAAAGAGCCGCAGATTTCTCCACAGCTCGTTTCCAGAACAAAGACAAGTTCAGTTCGTACCTTGTTTTGTCATTTCTTGCTAAGAATCGATCGCACAATTAATGTAAACAACAGCACTACCAGACCCACTCCAAGTCCGAATGCCAATGTCACAATCATGTTGCCAATCGTAATTGAATAGTTCCAAAATTTGTTTTCTCGCATAGTATTCTCCTTTGTTCATGGTCTTTGCTCCATAAAGCAAGGAGATTTTTTCGCGTTTTGACAAAATAAAAAGAGCCTACGATCTCTCGTAAGCTCCCTGGTTCAAATATCATTTTGGCATTGCCGCTTCAAATTCTTCCACGCTCATGTCCACGCGAGGCGCAGCATCCTCTACCTTCAGGAGCCCATCGCGGACAAGCCCAGCCAGAATATCAATCTCGACCTTGTGCTTGGCGACTTTCTCCTGCGCTTTCTTTTGTTCACGCTCGACACGATCACGCTCCACCGGGCATTTTTTCATGCATTCGGGATAGCTCGGTTCACCGCAGGAATTGCACATCAGGCAGTGCCGTCCCAAATCCGGAATATCTTCTTCAAACTCTTTGATATAGGTCGTCCACTTGCCGTTTTTCTTCACGGGAACAATCATGTGCGATGTCACTCTCATGCTCTTCGCCTCCCTTTGTTTCATTATAGCATGGCCCGGACAAAAGCAAAAGACCATGTTTCAGATCTTTTGCCCTCCAGAGTAAGATTTAGGAAATCAACGTCTGGTAGCGGTCATTCAACTTCGCCATCTTGTCTTCGTCAGCCATAACCTTGACGTGGAATTCCATTCGGTTCTTAGCGTTTATCACACTTTCAACAACCAAACCTTTGTATCCTTCGTCGTACAGCATTCTCAGGCAAATACCGAGCTGTCTGTCGCTCTTTGCCAGAAGGTATTCCATAACTCTCACCTCCTTCATAATAGAGGAGGTTTTTCTCGCGTCTGCGAAAAACAGGAGCCGCAGATTTCTCCACGGCTCCTGCCTTTGAGTTACTTTTTTATATCAGGCCAGCATCCTGAGCTTGCAGCATCGTCAATTGTCTTTTGTATAAATTCCCGAGAATCCGTTTGGTTCTCATCGCATTCACACCAACAGGCTTTATGTGCAAAGTTTGTATAACTAATTGCCGTGAGAACAACTCCCACAGCTGTAATTATCAAACCTGCTTTTCCTGCTTGATATGCACGATTAATATTTTTCTGGTTCGAGAATCCCATTGCCGTACAATTGCATTCAAACATCTTTCATACCTCCAAATATAAATGTTAAGACGTAACTCGTCTCATAAAGCACCCTGTAAGATTCGCGTCCTAAATCGTACTTCTGTCAAACACTGTCTCCCAGCGCTCTTTTTTCAGGGGCTTCATCCGCAGCGCCCACATGATCTGCCGCACGGTCATGGTAGGATATTCTCCGTTTTGATTTTTTCGTTTGGCATGGCTGTCAAAATATTCTTTGAACCCGTCATGCAGGTAAATTTTATCGGTCAGCCATGGGTCTATGGCGCTCCAGTAGGTCGCTTTGCTTTTCTCGTTGTAGCGCTGCTGGATCACGCACAGGCCCTTGCTGCGCTCTTTATACAAGGTGCATACCCGGTACACAGGATGGTTGCAACGGTAGACGCTCCCATAGTAGTTCGTCCACTCCTGCGGCTGGTCGTTATCGTGGTATCGCATAAAAAAATAAAGAGAGTCCGCAGTTTTCGCCACGAACCCTCCTCGGTTCCTCCTTTTAATCTTTTTCCGTAAAGCCTCTCTTCAGCTCATGTACTCCCTCGCCGATTGCTCTCGACAGCTGGGTCACACCGCCCGCCTCGCAGATCGACCAGTACACAGTCATGCCAATCGTGCCTGCAAACGTCAGCGCCTTCATGCCGATTTTTGCCCAGTCAAGTTTGCGCGCCTTCTCCGCTTTCTCCTGATCGAGTTCCAGTTCGTGCACTTTCCGCACGGCCTCGTCCTCTTTCAGCTGTTTTTCGTTTTCCTGCGCTTCATCCTTGAGCTGCATATCGTACAGCTTCAACGCCATGTTTGCAGCCGTATTGTACTCTTCCGTACCCGGCTTCAGATCCTTAAGACTTTCCAGCGATTTCTTCGCCGCGTCTTTCAGCAATTCTTTGTTTTCGTAGTTTTCCATTTTGAAAAATCTCCTTTACAAAATATCATTCCGGAGTCTCCTCCATAGAACACCACGTTATTTTCGCGTCCGGATCATTTTGATGTTCAGCATCACCCGCTCTTTCTCTGCCAGAGTTTCCGGACTTTTCGCAAGGTCCAGGAACATGTAATGGTCTGCATCCTCGTCACCGGGTGCGATCACAAGATCACCGACACACCTCTGGCCTTCGCTCAGGTTGAAACCAATGGCGATACCCAGCACCAGCCCCAGTGCAGCAATGCAGATGAAAACGATCAGAAACAGTTTTGCGTCCATTTTGTAATTCTCCTTTTTAATAATATAGTAGAGGAACCTGTCCCCTGCGTGCGGAAAAAGAAAAAGAGCATACGATTTCTCGTAAGCTCCATTTCGCCTCAGATGTCATTGCGAATCAGGAAAAGCTCATTGCGGTTGCAAGTAACACGCACGATTCCTCCCGCCCGCACCAGCGCGATCGCGTTCCGGTAAGCACAGCGTGCCGTCTCAGCATTCTTATACTCGCGTGTATCGACATACATCACTTTCGAGCTGCTTTCGATGAACACGCGGATCTTATCCATAGCGTTCACGTACCCGCGGTCATAATTCGTCTTTACTCGTTTTGCCATAATATCATTTCTCCTTTCGTTCTTCGGAAGACATCCTTCCATAAAGGACAATGCGTTTTTCGCGCCAACATTCTATTCTAGAATAGAAAAAAAGAAAGAGAATGGGATTCTGACCCACGACCTCTGCAATCAAGCAGCGCTCTACCAACTGAGCTATCTCCTTCCATAAGGGAGGCTGCATTTTTCGCGCCTATACCGAAACGTCAAAGAAAAGAGCGCATGTTTCCATACGCCCGTTTTCCGGTCAGAATATCCATTAGCGGATACCACACCGAACCTCGTTCAGCATGAGGAGTTCTTCCCCTTCGTTCCAGCCCGCATACGGATCGCTCAGCGACTCGTTCATAGCGGTCAGAACACAGTTCATCATTTCCTCAAAACCTTTAATAACATTCTTCAGCATAGTAAAATACCTCCTAAATTTGTTCATTTCTTTCCATAAAGGAGGCTGTATTTTTCGCGTCAGAAAAAGGAAACGCCATGATTTCTCATAGCTTCATGCTGGTTACATCCTCCGTCAGCATTAACGGCGGGAATTTCTAAACTTCCGCATCCACCCGTAGGCTTCCCATTTATTTTCCTTCCATAAAGCACCATGCATTTTTCGCGTCTGCGTAAAAAATTAAGAGCCTACGGTTTCCCATAAGCTCCATTTTGATTTTCAGTGTTTCTTCTTTGTTCTCTGTTTCACCTCTTCCGTCTTTGCCCCTACCAGGCCAATACATTTGACCAGCAGTACAACAATCAAAATTGTAACGATCAGACTAAACATTGTTCATACCACCTTTCTCATAAAGGCGGCTGATTTTTTCGCGTCCAAAAAGTAAGAGCCGCAGATTTCTCCACGGCTCCCGCCTTTCTTAGTAAACGAGATAATTCGTATACTGCTTCTTTTCTACCTGCTTGATCACACCTGCTTTTTTCAGCAGCTCAAAATCACGGATGATCCCGCCCATGTCGAACGCCTCAAATTCGACGTTGAAGTCCGTGCGCTTCTTCTTTCCGTCTTCGTAGGTTCTGATCTTATAGACCATCTGGCTAACCAGCCTCTGGTCCATCTTACAGTTCCGACGAATGACTTCCTTCATAAGCTCACACCCTTCGTAATCGTCGTCTCTCACGCCTTTCACGATAACAGTCATGTGATTCACTTTGTTGCTCTTAAACATATTGTGTTCTCCTTTGCATTTAAACAGTGAATATTCGTTCCATAAAGCACGCTGAAAATTTCGCGTCACTGCCGTTCCTTGCTCAGGAGCCAGAAGAAGTACCGATAATGCTCGTAGTAGGTCTCGCGGCAGCAGGGGCAGCCATTTGCTTGAAGCTTGTTGTAGCCGTCTCCCTCTGTCACGCCCTTTTTTATGTACGGTGCCAATGCCGTATCAAGTTCCGCAATACACCTATCCACGATGTCGATGCAGCTGGAGTAGAACACTCTGGATAGTGCGATTCTCTCGGTCGGGCTTTCGGGTGGGCACCCCTTGATGATGCCGGAAATATCATTGGGTGATGTCTGCCAGCCGTCGATCAGAGTCAGGGCCTTCTTCCAGTCATTGTACTGCCTGCAAAAATACTTCAGTTCGTAGTACCGGTATCTCGGAATGTGGTATGGGTTCTTTTTTGACAGCTCCGCACGTTCTCTGCTCATTTTTCGCCCCTCCATTCATAGCCGGTCTGCTCATAGAGGAGCTTGGGCGAGATGTAATAGCTGATCCTGCCCAGCTTTGAGTTCATCTGCTGAACATCCGTAATGCGCTTTCCATTCCTCGTTGCCTCGCCAATCGGAAGCCACCCCGCAATGATACCCGCACGCACCCACGCCGGGTCCCGGCCGTATACTCGTGCCGCAATCCGCACAGGGACTGAACCCATTTCTAATCTAGCTTTGTCCATTCTATCGTACTCCTTTTTTGTTACTCTAGGAGCGTCCAAGTACGTTCCCAGGCTCAAAAGGATGATACTTGTAAAAATGGTCCCCCGCGTGCTGTTTTTTATCTTTTTCGCCATGAAGGATTGACAAGCAAAAATCTATCGTTTAACCTAGAATAGCTTTTCAAACAGAAAAAGCCCGGTTTAACCGAGCTTTCGAGTGAAAAATGGTAAATTTATACAATGGCTGAAGGAGGCTTTTATGCTAATACTCTGCCCAGAGTGTGAGCTGGAAGTGAGTGATAAGGCTATATCCTGTCCTCATTGCGGCTACCCGCTCAAGTCCAAATCGTCGCTGCCGCCAAAGAAAAAACATATGCGTCTTCCGAATGGATTCGGCCAGATTTCCGAAGTCCGAGGGCGTAATCTTCGGAAACCCTTCCGTGCAATGGTCACAGCCGGAAGAACTGATGAAGGCAAACCGATCGTATGCCCGCTCCGTCCGGTCGCTTATTTTGAAACATATAATGAAGCATATGAAGCGCTTATGAAATATAACGCGCATCCATTTGACCTTGGCAATAAAACAACCATGCAGGACCTTTTTGATATGTGGCTGACCACGAAAGAGAAAAAAGTGGATTCTTCTACACTTTCCCGTTATAAAAGAGCATGGGCCTACTCCTCCTCGATTCATAACATGCTTGTCCGCGACGTTCATATCTCGCACCTGCAGAATTGTATTGAAAACGGAACCATCGTTTATGCCGGAGAAACTCGCCATGCACAAAACAATAATAAAGATTCAATGAAAAATCTTTATAATCTGCTCTTTGATTATGCCGTCTCCCGCGAACTCGTCGATAAAAATTATGCTCGTATGTTCACAATCGATTCGGGGTATGTCCGCAAACCGAATAGTCACATTCCCTATACCGAAGCAGAACTCGATCTTCTATGGGCAAATATAGACAAGCATCCTATCATTGACATGATTCTAATTCAGTGCTACTCCGGATGGCGTCCAGGAGAACTATGCGACCTGAAAATGAAGGATGTTGATATGAACGTGGGCACATTTACAGGCGGCTTAAAAACAAAAGCGGGGATAAACCGAACAGTGCCGATTCATCCCCGAATTTACAATCTGGTAAAAGCCCGCTACGAAAAAGCGCTCGAAGCAGGTTCGCCTTATTTATTTTTCACGATCCGCCAGCGCGGTTTACATCATCAGAACACCGTAAAAGGCGAAGTCGCCAAAATGCGCTACGCCTCTTTTTCGGTGCAGCTCGTCAACGAAGTCGTTCCTCTGCTGTCACTGAACCCTGAGCACAAAGGCCATGATGGACGTGTTACTTTTATTACAATGGCCAAAAAGTACAACATGGACGAATTTGCCATAAAGCGTCTTGTCGGCCATCACATCAGTGATCTTACGGAACGCGTTTATACGCAAAGAAGCATCGACTGGCTCAAAAATGAAATCGAAAAAATCCCGTAA